GAACCCGCACATCTTTGGGTTGAATTGATGTAACAATAAATCATAGAACGATAAAATGAATAAACGACATTATGAACATACGTTACCCAATATACGAGGGAGTTTATCGAATACTTACGACAGGAAAACGGCAGCGGCTCATGAAGGACCGGGGCCGTTTTTCTCACCCTTGCGACCGCTCGGAGCTGGGGCACCAGCTCAAGACATTAACCCTCCGGATAGAAAAAGAAGAAAGCCGGCTTAAACAACTTTCCAATGATAACAAACCAAATTTATAACGAGGATTGCCTGGAGGCGTTGAAACGTGTTCCGGACAATTCTGTAGATTGTATAATAACCGATCCGCCTTATTTCCTGGGAATGACACATAACGGGCAGAAAGGCAGTTTTAAAGATTTGTCTATCTGTAAACCCTTTTACCGGGATTTGTTTCAGGAGTTTAACCGGGTGAAGAAACCCGGTGCTTGCGTGTATTTTTTTACGGACTGGCGCGGATATGCTTTTTATTATCCGTTGTTTGACTTGTATTTAGGCGCGTCAAACATGCTCGTTTGGAATAAACAGTCGGGGCCGGGTAATCATTACGCCTTTATACATGAACTTATTTTGTTTCATTGTGGAAAGGGTGTTTCTATTGGTGCCACAAACATAATAGATAATATCCGTTCTTTTGCGTCCGGTGCCAAACTGGTAGAAGGTGAAAAGGTTCATCCCACGCAAAAACCGGTGGCGTTGATCCGTAAACTGATTGAAGACAGTACAAAGCCGGGCGATCTGATCCTGGACACTTTCGGCGGTTCCGGTACTACGGCCGTGGCATCCATTGAAAGCGGCCGGAACTTTGTTTTAATGGAACAGGACGAAATTTATTATTTCACGGCACAGAAACGAATAAAAGATGCGTATGAACGATTTAACGGTGGTGGATAGTATTTATCTGGATGCGCAGCAAAAAGAGGATGTACGGCGTTTGTCTTCTTTAGGGTATTCCCCGAAAGACATAGCCGTTTCCCTGGGGCTTTCTCCGGAAGATGCCGGGCTTTTTGTCCGGGATGCGGAAACGGTGGGAACTTCTGTTAACTTCCTGATCCGGGAAGGGATTCTCGTAGCACGTGCCGCCCCTGAAATAAAACTTCATGAAGCGGCGGAAGGTGGAAACGTGGAAGCTATAAAACAGCTGGAGGCCGTACGGAAAAGACATACTTTCGAACGTTTAATCGAACAAATGGATGACGACGAATTTAATTAAGCCCTCACGAATAGACTTTGACAAGGTGGATATCAACCAGATTCAAAGGATTCTTTCTACCGGTACGCTGGAAGCCCTCGCGCCCGATGAAAGGGAATATTACAGCCTTATGGAAATGGTACGGGGACTTCGTGCCCGTATGCGTATAAATGGCAAGTTGGTGACAAAAGCCGGTATTATCCGCCTTTTAAAGTCGGAGCCTTACGGCCTTTCGGACTGGATGGCCCGCCAGGTGTACGCCGACAGTCTCAATTTCTTTTATACACAGGATAACGTACGCCCGCAGGCTTTCGCCAACCTGTATGCGGAAAAGGCCGAAAATTGGGCGAATACCGTCTTTCTTATGGGTAATGTAAAGGAGGCTAAGAACCTTCTGAAACTGGCGGCGGAACTTCGCGGATGTTATAAGGACCAACAGACCGAAATACCGGAGGAACTGCTTTCACAGAAAAGCACGGTTATTTATACTACCAGCCGTAAGGATCTGGGTGTTCCTGAAATCGACCGTAAGGAATTGGAAGAGTTTATCGACGCGATACCGGAAATTCCTGTTATTGTACGTGATAATATAAAAGAGGATGCGCGTATTAAAGCTTTTGATCTGAAAAAACGTATGTTGTATGATATCAAAGAGTTCGGGGAAGATAACGAAGGTGAGTAACGCCGATGATGTAGAAATAAAATACGGTCATATAATCCAGGTTCTGACGGACTGGATCGATACTACTATCCTTGTATCTATTGACGGCCGCGGTATGGCTAAATCTACCGTTATACAAGCCAGGCGTTCCGCCCGGTGTGTGGAAGAAATGCCCGGCGGTGCGTTCGCTTTTGTTGCCAATACCTACAGTAATCTGGAAGATAATATAATGCCGGCCGTACAGAAGGGCTGGCAACTTATGGGCCTGATCGAAGGGGTACACTATGTAAAAGATACCCGCCCGCCTGAATCCTGGCGGCGTAAATGTTCGGTTATCGTAGATGATTACAAGCATGTTTATAGCTTCTGGAACGGATGTGTTATTTTCATGGGATCACTGGATAACCCTTCATTGCTTGCCGGAAAGTCTGTAATACATCTGTTTTATGATGAAGCGAAGTACGATAAGGAAATGAAAGTAAACCGCGCTATGCCTATTCTTCGCGGTGATGCGATCACTTACGGACATTCCCATTTGTTCCTGGGAATAACCATTACTACCGATATGCCGGATATCGACGAAAACGAGTACGACTGGTTTTTCCGGTATGTCAAGCAAATGGACCCGGAACGGATCATTAAAATAGTGCAGGCGGCAAGTGTACGTAATGACTTGATAATTTCCCTTTTACGGGAACAAAGAAAGAACAGGCCTTCCCCCTTGAAACTGAAACGTTTGAAGCGGGATATTGAATATTACGATCGGGCTTTGTTGAAGTTGAGAAAAGGGCAGACGTTCTTTCTTAACGCTTCTTCATTCGCTAATGTTGAGATACTTACGATAGAGTATTTAAAGCGGTTGTATAATGGTACGCTGGAGCTTCACGAATTTAAAAAATCGGTGGTTGGTATGCGTCCCGGTCTTCGCAGGGATTTACGTTTCTATGTGTTGTTCGGTGAAGGACATAAGTATTATAACGGTACCATGTCCGGGGAAGCCGCTTACAGCTCGCGGGAACTCCGGTACTTGCACCATGATAAAGCGATTGAAGGCGGTATGGACTTTGGTAATATGCTTTCTTTGGTGATCGGTCAGCCGGACGGTGCTTATTACCGGGTACATAAGAACTTTTTTGAGATACCGCCGGGCTGGTTCCGGGAGATCGCCGACCAGTTCCTTACTTTCTTCCAGAACCATGAGTATAAAGAACTTGATTTGTATTATGACCGTGCAGGTAATAACTTTGAGAAGCAAAAGGAAGATTACGCGGGTAAGATAAAAGACGCCATAGAAAAAGACGGCAGCGGGAACCGTACCGGCTGGATCGTAAACCTGAAAAGCCGTAAACAGGCAGTTATCCGGCAGGATGCGGAATACGACTTTATGCAGGAACTTATGGGCGGTACCAACAAGAACCTGCCTATCCTGTTGGTTGATGCGTTGAATTGTAAAGAAATGGTTAGTTCCGTAGAAAAGGCAAAGGCAGAAATCAAATACCGGGGTAACTCTAAAGTAGTGTTCAAAGTGAAGAAGTCCGAAAAGCTGGCACCGAAAAAACTACCGATGTTATCCACCAATTTCTCCGACGCTTTCAAATACTTACTGATGCGCCCCGGCTGGATAGCTTTAGTACGAGGCAAGCGGACGCTGCAGGCCGATTCGTTTGTAGATCAATGGATAGAGAACAGGCACAAAAGGTAATTGCCTTGTAACGCTGGAAATTCGGTTTTCCGGCGTTTTTTGTGTTACCAGGTTACGGGTACCCCTTCCAAGAGGTCATATTTCACCTTTTAGGGGGAGGGCAACTGCTTTCCGACTTCTGAGCGGCTCGGTCTTCGGAAGGTGTCATTTTTTAAGTTTTTGAAATTTTCTCCGGTTTTTGATTGTTTTTCAGTCGTTTATCTGCATTTAGACCAAAATTTTACGCGAAAAAGCGTGTTTTTTATGCGTTTTTACTCGTTTTTTGCCCGTTTTTGGGTGAATTACCGTATATTTTTGGGCGGTTGCCTTTCATTTTTGGGGATAATATTCTTTATAAATGTACATATTTAAGTATTTTTGCAACCGTCAAAATTACACTGCATATATAACCGTCAGAACTTACGGGTGGTACACACGAAAGTACACACTAATTTTAAGTTACTGATATGAAAAGATTTTTTTTAGTTATTGTATTGGCCATACTAACAATGGCAGCCATTGCACAAGAACCGTATAAGGCTTATTGTGAAATCGTGGGTACTGGAAATATAACCGGTACAAAAGTAAAAATAGAAGTAGATTTCGGCCAGAAGGCAAAATGGGCAACACCAAATGCTCGTTTTTTAGTAGATGAAAACGGTGAAAAGATGAATTTTAATTCAATGATAGACGCCGTTAACTATTTGGCTAAATTGGGTTGGGAACTAATACTGGCTTATCCGGTTACACCTACACAAGGAATGAGCAAAGACCCTGTTTATCACTATATTCTTTGTAAAAAGGTAACTTCTGATGAACAGATAAAAGAGGGAATTAATTTAAAAGACAAATAGAATATTAATTATAGTGTGTAACGCTCACCCTTAATCAGGTGGGCGTTTTTTGTTACGAAGTAACGAATCGTAGAGTCGAGAAACTTTCTTTCCTGATAAACTTTTATTAACGTTTTTTTTTTTTTTGTTCAGAATTTAATGCCGACATTTGCCCCTGTCAAAATTACCCATCACTTAGGTGATCCGATGAACCTCGGTTATTGGTTCGAATAAACAACGGGCCTTTTTTTGTGCCCGATAAGTGCTTGTTTAATATAAGGCGGTGCCTTTCCTCGTTACATTTTTAACCCGGCTTTTCGGACGGTAAGTGATGTGTAGTTTTGACGAACAGAGGAAATGGTAACCGCCTTTCCCATGTCTATAAGTCAAAATTACACATCATTATGGAAAAAGAATTTCAAACCGGTACAAGCTATGTACCTTCGTTCCGTACTGGTAGCACGGACGTAAACACAATCCAACATCGTTATTTTCAGGAACTGGAAAAAGATTGTCCCGTAAATTCGTCTTCTGATGCTTATTACTTATCTGCTATTGCCTGGTTCTGTCTTACCTTTATCTTTCCGCCGGCTGTTATCGGTGCAGTTGTTTGTGTGTACCGGGCAAAGAAGGTACAGAAAGGAGGCCGAAAATGACATCTTATTTTATTGAGCTTAACGAATATAAGCCACAGAATCGAAAATGTGCTGAAATGGCGGAATTTGCAAACCAGTTTGGTAATACGCTTTGCCCTGATAAAATTTCCTTTGATGCTTTTAAAACTGAACTGGAAGCAAAGGTAAAGGAGCTGAACGAGAAATACCCTAAAACAATGCCGCTGAAAATATCTTCCGGTAGCGGGTTTATTCATATAGACCAGGACACTAAAACACATAATAACGGCTGTGACAAGCCTGTAGCCTATTTTTTCATTTACCGGGTTAAAAGAATATATAGGTTTTCAGAGCGTCCCCAGATAGAAAAGAAAGGAGGTGCCGAATGATATATACTGAATATCAGCAAGTGTTACTAACCCAATTACAAAACAATGATAAAAGGATTGAGGAAATAAAGAAAGAGCAGGAAGAAATACAGAATATGTTTCTACAGGAAAGTAAATTTAAACCGGGTGATCTGGTACAGGTTGATTATAAAATAAGATATGCTACTTTTAAAGTTCGTGGCTGGATTTCCCGGATTACATTCTGGAAGAATTGCCCGTATTATCACCTGAATTTACCCAAGAAAGACGGTTCCCGCGGATTAAGGGTTAAAAGTATATGTGACGGGGTACTGGAAAGTATAACAAGTATTTCACATATTAAATTAGAAGACTTAAAAGGAGGTGCCAGATGAATACAAATAATCCTGATATCCTATTTTTCGTTAAACGTGAATACGGTACGCCTTCCATTGAATTAAGAGCATACAAGGTGGGGAAGGTTAACAATGAGTTTGCTTTCCTCGAACTTGAACGTTTACGGTTGGTTGTTTACTCCGGTGATTTTCAGTCTGTATTACTTCATCACGAGTACGGCAAAAACAACTGTATGTATAATAGTGCTAATAATATACCGGATTTGATGAAAGACATGAAGAAGTGGCAGTTATCGCCCATTGACAGACGTAATTATGAACGGTTTAGAAAAGTCGCCCTCGGGATATACCGGCAGGCCGGAATAATTGATTTCACTACCTTAGAGACTACACCGATTAAAAACGTTTAAAGAAAGAATTATTATGAAAGATATAGAAGTAAACGGCGCACATATAACAGATGAAAGTGCCGAGATTTTGAAACAGTGGCAAACTAAGACGGAACCGGTTTCCGCTTGTTACATCGAAGTTATTGAGGACCTAATCGATTTCCTAATAGAGAAAGGAGATGAAAGTACACCAACAAATGAGGTGTTAAGGAGGATTCAATTATTACGTATGATGAAAAAAGACATCGAAAAGTTGTCTAATCCTTAATATTAACAATTTAGCATACCGGCTGAAAAGGCAGCCGTTGGGTTTAAGTCCCAGGTTAGGGTTTGTTTGTGCCGGGGTGGTTCCCGGCACTCTTTTTTATGTCCTTTTCGTCCGTTTCCGTTCTTCCCACCTTTGCAGTAACCAATGATTCAAATTATGAAAATAGGAACGGACAAATGGAAGCATTTCGGAATTAATTACGCTATATGTGCCCTGTTGGGTGATTATGGTGTTCCCTTTGCCCTGGGTGCTTCACTGGGTAAGGAATACGGGGATGAAATGTCCCCCTGTAATAAATGGGACTGGAAGGATATTCTGGCAGACCTGGCCGGGATCGTGGCGGGTTATTTGACGCATGTATGTATCGTCCGGACTATAATGTAACATTTTCAACTCTACTAATATGACGGAAACGATAATTACAGCGATTATTACAGCTCTTTGCACGGGTGGCCTGACTTGGTTATTCACTCTCCGGTATACCCGTAAACAGGCGGAAGCTGACGCCATGAAGTCAGTACAGGAGGTTTACCAGGAACTGATTGAGGATATGAAGAATGACCGTAAGGAATTGAAACAGCGGATCGACGATGTAGAGAGCCAGTACCGGGAACTCCAGCAGAAATGTAACGAAATGGAAAAGGATATCAGGCAGAACGCCCGCGTAATGGATATCATGAAACCGTTTCTTTGCGGGGTGAAAAATTGCCTGAACCGTAAATCTATCACTTTCGACACTAATAACTAAAATCAATTATGAGACATGGAATCGTACACCTACTTATTCTTATTTGTTTTGCAGCTTGTTTTTACGGTTGTCGTTCTCCTCGCTCTGTTACACGAAAAACGGTTACAGAAGCAACTGGAGAAGAAAAACAAACAACTACTGACGGAGTTATTGAACTTGCGCGGAGAGATTCGAGCCATGAGGAGCACGTACTTGACGTTTACCGGGAAGATAGTACGCATATCCGTATCGACTACGACAGCCTCGGAAGAATTAAAGAAATTGATTTCAGTAACCGAAAAACTGAAAAAAGAACTGGAAAGAATCAAAGCAGTTCCCTCCGGGATCATAAGGAAACTACCAGTCAAACGGAAACAGCCGTTACCCGTAAATCCGACGTTAAGCAACAAAGCCAGGAAAAAGAAAAGACTACAAACGGGTGTAGCCTATGGACGTTCCTAAAATTCATGTTTTTCTTTCTATCCTTCTGCTTGGTACATGATAACTGGGCCAGTATTAAAAACTTTATCCGCCGGCTATGGAAAAAATAAACCTTTATGTAGCGGTAGAACAGATGAAGCGGATTACCATTTCCGGGGGTACCTTTTCTATCAAGTTCCGGAAATGGAACCGTCAGACGCGGGACGGCGGCGACATGGTGATACTTACTGCCGCCCGTTTGAGGAAAAAGGCGACGGATGAAAGCATCGAAAATTCAAGCTATAAACTATTCCTGACGGACACCACAACGGGCCGGCCGCTGAATTGCTGGGAATGTCTGGTAATGGAGTTCAACGGGAAAAGAATAACGATTTAAGATTATGGAAATAAGACGAAGTGGCAACTTTGGAATTATAGATACCGGCACCGACAAGGGTTTGATCTCCTTTTCTATCGGTGGCCGCGGTAAAGGTTGGGAACCTTCCAGCATCCAGTTAAACCGGCGGGGGGCTTTCTTTTCGCGAAAGATCAGCGTAAACGGTACCTTTATCGTTCCCATGGGTGACAATAACGACATGCCGGGCGAGGTCATGCGTTTACTGGATAAATTCTACGCCGGTGAAGGTATTATGGGTAAAATAGCCGGTTTACAGTGGGGAGAAGGCCCGCGGCTGTATGAGGATGCGATCGACGAAGAGAATAACCGTTTTTACCGGCGTTGGAAACTCGATCCGGAAATAACCGCCGACCTGGAGTCGTGGGATTACACGACGGTTCTTCACCGCTCACTCGTAGACTTAACACACATGCAGGGCTTTTTTATAAAGTTTGTCCGGAACCGTGCGCCGCGTGTAGGCAATCCCGGGCGTTTGGTACGGCTGGAACATATTCCCTACCAGAAGGCCCGCCTGGTATATCCTCCCGACGGCGAGGATGAACCGCAGGAAGTACTTGTGGGCGACTTTCCTTATCCTGATCCGGCCTATACTTACCGTTACCCGGTCTTTGATCCGGCCCACCCGTTCAAATATCCGGTTTCTGTGAAATATTATAATATCTATTCCTTTTGCAAGGATTTTATGAGTACACCGCGTTTTTTGGGTGCGCTTGACTGGCTGGAGCTTGCCGGCGGTCTGGCCGCTATCCTGATCGCCTATAACGAAAACGCTTCGGCCATTTCCCTGCATATCGAATCGCCGCAGTCTTACTGGGACCGCGCGGAAGCACGTATAAAACAGGTTTGCGAGCGTACGGGCGAGAAATACACGGCCCAGATGCTGGAAGATTTCAAGGACGAAGCTATGGAGAAATTCGCCTCCAACATTACCGGAAGGCAGAACGCCGGAAAATACATGCACACGACCAAATTCTGGAATCCGGAAGCGAATAACTTTGAGGGCTGGACGGTGGAACCACTGGATAAGAAGATAAAGGATTATGTGGACGCCCAGATTAAGATATCCAATAAGGCGGACGCTGCCGCCACTTCCGGCTTCGGTCTTGATCCGGTACTTTCAAATCTGATTATAGAAAACAAACTTTCTTCCGGATCGGAGAAATTATACAGCCTGAAAGTGTATAACGCTTCTGAAACGGCTATTCCGGACATGATCCTTTGTAAGCCGTTACAGCAGTATATTAATGCCAACTTTCCGGGTACCGCAACGAAAGTAGGGCTTTATCGTACCATAGTGGAAGCGGAACAGAACGTTTCACCCTCTAACCGTATGAAAGAAAATGCGTAGTCTGTTTTTTACACCGAAACCGGAAGATGTGCCGGAAGAACCGGTAAGCGACCGGCAACCGGAAGAGAACCGGGCCGATAACACCCCGGATAAGCATATAAAGGCCCGCCGGACGAAAAACGTTCATTTTGACCGGCGGATAAAATCGGAGCTGCACCTGGAAGAGTGTTTGCCCTGGCATTTTGAGAAAGGGGCGTCTTATCACTGTATCAGTCATGGGGACGTTGACAGCCTTACTTATCTTCGTGTGATCGTGAAGCAACAACCGGTGGAATATGTTCTGATTTCTACCTGGTGTATGGCAATTACCGATGTTAAGGAGGTGGAGAAATGGCTGGAGAGAAAAGACATAGGGCACGCGGATTTTTATGTAGGTGAAATCTTTCAAGGTTCCTACGCGGATGTTTATTTATACCTAAAGAAGGTGGCGGAACGTTTCGGATCACGTGTCTGCATCTTCCGTAATCATGCTAAAGTAATGGCCGGTTTTGGTAACGCTTTTGATTTTGTAATAGAAAGCTCGGCCAATGTGAACACCAATCCGCGCACGGAGCAGACCTGTATAACGATAGATACCGGGCTGGCCCGCTTTTATAAGGAGTTCTACGATGAAATAAACAATTTCACAAAGGATTTTGATAATTGGAAACCATATACATTAAAAAGAGACCGAGCAAATGACGAAGTTATTTAATAAAGGCGGTGACGGTGCCGGTGAAATAGTCCGTGTTCTGGGATTGATCGATAATGATCTTGATTTTACCAAGTGGGAACCTATCTTACCGCTGGGTATTCGGGATTTACAGGCTATCATCGGAACGGAACCCATAGACGCGGTAGATAAGTATTACCGTGAAGATCATGCGGACGGTACGGAACCGGACGGCATGGCGGAAACTTTGCGGCTGATGCAGCAGGCGGTGGCAATGTTTACCTGGTTAAAGGTCATTCCCACTTTAGACGCACAACACGGAACGGCCGGACGTGGCAAACACCTTGGAGAGAATGAAACGGGTATGACCGCCTTACAGGAGTTCAAGGATGAAGAGAATATCCGGAACCTGGCTTATGAAGCCGTAGACGCGTTGGTGGAGTTAATGGACCGCGAAAAGTTTGATTTCTGGATGAACGGCATTAAGAAAAAGGCTATAAACCGGCTTCTAATCCAGAATAAGGAAACGTTCGATGAATATTACAATATCGGCAGTCACCGGCTTTTTCTGGTGCTTATTCCTATGATCCGGGAAGTCCAGGACGGGCAGATAATACCTGTTATCACCCGGAACCGTTATAATAAACTGATTGAAGGCGATACCGTTTTAACGGAGAAATTGCTGGAGTATGTACGCCGCCCGCTTGCACTTCTCACCATAAAAAAGGCCGTTGAACGTTTACCGGTGGAAGTTCTACCCAATGGAATCGTACAGGTACAGCAGAGCACAACCGTACGGGATAAATTGCGGGCGGAAAAAGAGGCCCGGCAATCGGTTGCTAACAGTCTGGAGCAGGACGCGGCGGCTTACCTGGATGTATTGCAGGATATCATCAGGGAACTGGATGCGCAGTCGGAAACGGTGGATTACTATATACCGGGTGTTACCGTACAATCCAAAGGAATAACCTTTTAATGTCCGGACATGGAGAAGTTTACATATAATAGTAAGACGGCGGAGGTTCCTTCATGCCTGGATGAAGTCAGCAGTGAGCAGTACCGGCAGTTTCTTATATTGTCGGTACTGATGAACCGCGGTACGATCAGCCCCGGACAGTTCCGCGTAAAATGGCTTTCTTTCCTTCTGGGCATGAAAGCGGATTACACCATGTACCGGCGTGAGATCATCCGGGAGCTGGACGGCCAACTGGAAAAGCTGGACGGCTTTTTCTCTTATACGACCGGTAAGGAGGGCGAGCGGATCGTTACGCCCATTCTGAAAACCGGGCGTAACCTGATGCAGGATTTTGGGAGCTGGCATGGTGTCGGTGACATGCTGAACGGTCTTACTTTCGGTAACTTTTGTGATTGCCTGGATTTGTTGCAGCAAAGCAAGCAGGCGGCGACAGAAAAAGACGAACCGGCTATAAATGAAATCTTCCAGGATATCACATTAAAGCTTTACCGGTACAAGGACCCGGAGAAGATGCCGGCCGTTCCTTCCTTGCTTGCCATTCATGCGGTAAACTTCTTTTCCGCTGTTTGGGAAATGGTTCTTTCCGGACCGGTTTATATTGGTGGTGAAGATATTGACTTTCGGATATTATTTCAGAAGTTGGCATCCGAGGACCGGAAGGCGGACGATAAAACCGGCTGGACCGGAATAGTCTTTGAAGTGGCGGCTTCCGGCGTGTTCGGTAATAAGAAGGAGGTGGACGATACACCCTTTTGGGATGTATTACTTTATCTGTATAAATGTAAGTTTGAGTATTTACACCAAAAACGTAACAAGAAATGAGAACAACAACAGGAACAAAAAACAAGATTAAGCAATTTGAGGGGCTACGCCTGAAAGCGTATGTATGTGCCGCGGGAGTATGTACGATCGGTTACGGTCACACAACCGGCGTAAAACCGGGAGATGTTATCACCGAGGCCCGGGCCGACGCTTTCTTTGAATCGGATATCAGGGCGGTAGAAAACCAGGTAAACGCGCTTCCCCTTCATTTGGGACAGTACCAGTTTGACGCGGTAGTAAGCTTTTGCTTTAATGTAGGTATCGGAAAATTCAAGAAATCAACGCTTTATAAGAAGATCAGAGCGGATGCGTATGAGCCATCCATACCGGCAGAGTTTAAAAAGTGGATATACGGGGGCGGTAAGATTCTTCCGGGGCTTGTTACCCGCCGTGAATGGGAGGCGAAACGTTATCAGGGATTGACGATATGATAGATATAAAGGTTTACCGTGAATACTGGGAAGGCGTACAAAAACGTATTCCTGAAATAAAGAAGGTGCTACCCGTTACCATTGACGAGGAAATGAGTAAGACGATACAGGGGCTATCAAAAGAAGAATGTCCGGTGCTCTTTATTCTGATTCCGTCGGGAACGGGTGCCAGCCTTTCGGCTGACAATGTGAGGGAAAATAATTTATGCGTTATTTTCCTTATGAGCAAGTACGATCCCCAACGTAAAGGGGCTTATGAGACTATCGAAGAGGTGCAGCCGGTTATGGAGCGTATCAAACAAATGCTGATAGAAGATTCTGCCACCGGTTGCCCTGTCACTAAGGAACTGGATTTAACCAGCCTTTCCACTCTTCCGGAATCCGGCTTTTACCGGACGTTTGCAGGGTGGAGCCTGGCTTTCTCATTTAAAACAAGATTCTAACTGAATGGCCGAGAATTTTAAAACGGATTTTTTTACCGACCGGATCGGGCGTGGAATACAGGACATATTTCAAGCCCAACTGGATATCGCTACCAAACGGATTTACCAGAAAGGCCGTGAGCGTAGGAAAGTACAGGGAACCGGGGAGATCATACAAGGGCGATCCGGTGCATTAATGGCCGCACTACAGAACCCGAATTATTCGGTCATTCCGGACGGCGAAGGAGTAATCGCACATTCTAACCTTCCATTATATACCCGCTTCCTGGATATGAAGAAACACGGTAATTACCAGATTTATAACCGGCAGATATACGGGATTCTATATCATGACACACTCGGGAAGATTAAATATGAATATCAGGATTATGTAAGGGAAAGGATAAAAGAAATGTTTGCCAGTTCGCTAAAATAGGTAATAAAATTAATACCTAAATATTTGTAGGTAATGATTTTATTACCTATCTTTGTTTCAGTAACCAATAAAACAAAGTTTATGCCTGAAATTTGTAGATTCTTCGGTATTATTATATTCCTCTATTGGAAAGATCATAATCCGCCACATATTCATTTTACTTATGGTGATTATGAATGTTCTATTAGCGTATTGGATCGGATTGTAGACGGTCAGGCTCCAGCTAAAGTTATTGCAAAAGTAAATGAGTGGATTAACTTGCACGAGGCAGAAATACTTTCTCTTTGGGAAAAGGCCCAAAAAGGGGAAAAAATAGATAAAATTGAACCATTAAAATAAACGCTTATGTTACGGGTTATAGATGTGGATTATATTAGGAATTACGAGCTTCTTGTTACTTTCAGCGACGGGAGTAAAAAGATCGTAAATTTGGAACCTTATCTTACAGGTGAGGTTTTCGGGGAGTTATTGGATAAGGAAAAATTTGTTCAATATGGTTTAACCCGTGCTACTATTGAATGGGCCAATGGTGCCGACCTTGCACCGGAGTTTTTATATGAAATTGGTATAGCTGCATATTTTTAGACCCTATGAATGATTGTTTAGCTATTCAAGATAAGAAGGAAGAAACTTTCTTATATCGGATTTTTATTTCTCACCCGGAACTAAATGCTTCTGCGGTGGCTCGACGTATGGGAATAAGTCAAAGCCTTATGTCTCAATATATAAGTGGAATAAAAAAGCCCTCACAAGAACGGGAGGCCCTAATAGTAAATACTATTAAAGATATCGGTAAAGAACTAACGATGATTGTATGACATACGAAGATATTTTATTTTTGATCGGCTTTTTCCTGGTAATATTTTTTTTCGTAGGATGTAAGCATAAACCGGCTACTTTATCCGGGTGGCTTGCTTTTGCCTTTCTTTCCTTTATCGTGACGCCTCTTATATCGGTTCCTCTAACCTGGTACATTTGCTGGATGATAGATCGGGCAACAATTAAGGATAAAGAATGTTTTGATCCTTCGGATTTTACCTTTAAGAGATAAAATACTTTCTTCTTAGTATAATAAGCCTGTAGAATGGTTCTACGGGCTTTTTTTGTGTCCTTTTCCGCCACTTTACACCAGGATAATTTTGCCTTATAAAATTTACTCTTATGGCAAAATTAAAACCTGACTATATCGAATGGGTGTTAACCCTGAACGCCTCCGATGCGCAGAAGGAAATACATAATCTTTCAGAAAAGAACAAGGAGCTCCGGGATAGCAATAAGGAGATAAAAAAGGCTATGACCGATTTAATCGCCACCGGGAAAGCTGGCGGTAAACAATGGAAAAGGCTTGATGAGCAACTGAAAGAAAATAATAAGACGATCGGCGAGAATAACAAGAAGATTGCCGAATGTGAGAAACGGCTGGATAAAACCACCATGAGTGCCAACCAGCTGGCAAGGAAGGCAAACGCCTTGCGGAAAGAGCTTCGCGATACGGTGAAATCCTTGCAGCCGGAAAAATATGCCGCCCTGGAGAAGGAACTGAAAGAAGTTGAGAAAGCATACGGGCAGGCCACGAAAAAGGCGGAAGGTTTCGGCGGTTCCCTTCTTTCCCTGAATAAGATAAAAACGGTTCTGGCCGGTGTGTTTGTCACTATCGGCGCAATGATAACCGGACAGATTGTCGGCGGGCTAAGGGATGCGATCAGTACTATTATAGAGTTCGAGAAGAAAAACAGTACTTTGGCCGCTATTCTGGGAACCACGAAAAAGAGTATCAAGGATTTAACAGATGAAGCGCGCCGGCTGGGTGCTACTACTTCTTATACGGCCGCACAGGTAACGGAACTTCAGATAGAGCTTGCCAAGCTGGGATTTTTTAAAGAGGATATTAAAGCGATGACGCCTTCCGTGCTGAAATTCGCTAAGGCTGTGGACACTGATCTTGCCTCGGCTGCTACGCTTGCCGGTGCAACATTGCGTATTTTCAACCTTGATGCGGAAGATACGGAACGGGCTGTTTCTACTATGACTATGGGATGTAACGCATCCGCTTTAAGCTTCGAGTACTTAAATACGGCAATGTCTATTGTTGGGCCGGTTGCTAATTCTTTCGGATTCACGATCGAGGAAACGACCGCCCTTTTGGGGGCTTTGGCAAACAGCGGTTTCGACGCTTCATCGGCAGCGACGGCAACACGTAATATTTTGCTTAACTTGGCTGACGGTAGCGGTAAACTTGCACTTGCCCTTGGTGGTCCTGTAGATAACTTAGAAGACCTTGTAAAGGGGCTGAAAAAGCTGAACAGTGAAGGAATAGACCTTAATAAGGCACTGGATTTAACGGATAAACGTTCGGTTGCCGCATTTAATACCTTTTTAAATGGTACTGATACCGTTTTAAATCTCCGTGATGCAGTAACAGGAGCCGAAGAGGGATTTAATGCCATGGCGGAAGAAATGGGTGATAATGTACAAGGTTCCCTCAATACATTAAGTTCAACTATCGAAGGGGTAGTTTTACGTTTCTATGAATCAAAGGGTATTCTTCGGGATTTAATAGACCTTGTTACGCTTATGGTGGAAGGTGTGGGCGGTATGATCGACATGTTTAATAAATGGGGTGTTGTCACTTATACCGTTACCGCTTATTTGGTTTCTTACTATGGAGGACTGAAAATCGCTACCATGTGGCACGCCCGTTTTAAAACGGCGACCCTTGCTTCGGTCGTTGCAGAGAAAGCGCACGCCGTACAGCTTTATATCAGCCGGGCGGCTACTCTGGCTTATGCGGCGGCCCAGGCATTGCTGCACCTGAATATTAAAAGATGTACCGCCGCCCTTCGGTTAATGAGGATCGAACTTTTGAAGAATCCATATACGGCCCTGCTCGCGTTACTCGTGGCAGCCGGTGTTGCTATCTACCAGCTTGCAAAGAAGACGGAACAGGCTTCGGCGGCGATGAAGGCCCACCAGGAAGTCGTAAAGAAAGTGAATGAAGAATATGCCAGCCAGGAAGCAAAAATAAAAACTCTTGTAGCTGCTATTAATGACGAGAACCTTTCCAACTACACCCGTAAACAAAGGCTCGCTGAATTAAAAGAACTGATACCGGATTATAATGCGGAATTGAATGAAGAAGGCAGGCTCATAAACAACAACAAGGAGGCTATAGATCAATATTTAGTTTCCTTGGAAAAACAAATCAAGTTGAAAGCTTACCAGGAGGAACTGGAAGAATTGTACAAGAAAAAAAGGAATCTTGAAAGCCAGGAATCAGAGCAAAGCGACGCTTACTGGGACACCCGCCAGCAAAATACATTGTCAGGATATAACCGGAACAGTCTTACCGCTAAAATAAGCCGTTTATTTGGTACGGAAAAAGAGGCTAACCAGTTGAAAGCCCTACAGACAACACAGAAGGATTTGGCCGGTATAGAATCAGCAATCGCCCAGATCAATAATGATATCTTAAAAACAGAGGCGACGGCCACTTCATTAACCGGAACCAATAAAGAAAATATAAATACTGAAACATCCCTCATAAAGAAACTGGAGGCCGAAAAGAAAAAGGTTCAGGAACAGTGGGCGGAAGACAGCGAAGCGAATATCGCCAAGAAAAACAAGGAAATAGAACGTATCGACACCGAAATAAAACGTTTAAACGAACTGGGGAAGGTCAAAAAGAAGGCGGAAGCCGGGGAGTATAAAAATACGGAAACGGACGCCACGTTAAAACCTCTGGAGATCGAGCACGAAAAACGTATGCTTCTAATCAAACAGAACCGGGAGAAGGAAAATAAGACGGAAGCCCAGTATATTCTCGAAGGGACGGCGGAAAACCTTCGCTATTACCGGGAACGTATCGACGCACTCCAGAAGCTGGAAGCAAAAACGCCGGCTAATAAAAAGAAATTACTCGATGAAATCCACAAGCTCGAAACAGAAGCACAGACGGCCATTTTTACGGAAACCGGCAAGCAGGAGGACGCCCGTATAAAACTGGTACAGGAGAAACGGGACGAACGGTTAAAGATTGAAACCGCCTATTACAATGTCCAGAAGGACACCATGGAAAAAGCGGTATTAAACCAAAGTATCACGCAGGAAGCCGCCGACGCCTATATGCTGGAAGTTGAAGCGGAGCACGCCGCAGAACTTCTGGAGATAAACCGTACTTACCAGAATGATATTGCCGCTTTGGAAATTACCGGTAAACAGAAACGTATAGAAACAGCGACGGAAGCGGCCGACGCCGTGCGTGAGTCTGAAATGAAGTTATTGCGTGATCGGGCGGCCATTGCTCAAAAAGTACGTGAAATAACTTCCGTTCCGGTAGGAATAACCGGTATGCAGGAAGCACACCGGAAACAGGTTCAGGATGTAGAAACGACTTATAATGCCATAATTGAGATAGCGAGGCAGGCGGGAATTTCTACCGTTGGTTTGGAGAAACAGAAACAGCAGGAAATTAGCCAGCTTGAATTTGAGTACCAGAATAGTTTATACCAGATTCAATCCCAGATCGGCGTATCATGGGCACAGGAATACCAGAATGAACTGGCCCTGTTAAAGAATCTGCACGATCAGGAATTAATAGATGAAAAGACATACCAGCGTAAAAAGCTGCAAATGCAGATGAATAACGCTAAAAAATACTTTGACTACTATTCCGGTCTTTCCTCTTCCATGGTGGAAGCCATTCAACAAGCCGAAATCGACCAGGTGGAAGCAAAATACGATGTTCTCATACAGGAAGCCGAGAACAACGGTGAAGATACTGCCGCCCTGGAAGAAGAGAAGGAAAATAAGAAACTGGAGATTCAAAAGAAGTACGCGGATGTAAACTTTGCTATCAAGTGTTCCCAGATCATAGCAGATACGGCCGTTTCGATTATGAAGGCGTACGCGGACCTCGGGCCGATTGCCGGAACCGTTGCTGCAGTAATGCTTGCGGCTACCGGTGTGGCCCAGCTTGCATCGGCCAAGGCAGAACGGGACAGGATTAAAAACATGTCCTTGAAAAACACCACCGGCAGCAAGACCGCCACGGCTGAACGTGTTGTTTCCGGTTCTTCCGGTGGTGGGTATTATGAAGGTGGTTACACCGGTCCCGGCGGACGTTATGAAGTGGCCGGCGTGGTTCATAAGGGGGAATATGTGGTACCACAGCCGGAAATGAATAATCCTAAAGTGATCGACGCCGTTAGCACTATCGAAGCGATCAGGCGGCAGCGTACCAGTGCCAACCCGTTACCACAGAATCCGGGTGAATATTATGAAGGCGGTTACGTGACTTCCCCTGCAGGTGATTCTTCCTACCGGGAGTTCCTGGAAGCGGCAAAGGAGCTTCGCGCCTCCTGTGAGGCTATCAAATTGATAAAGGCCTATATCGTTTACCAGGATTTGGAGAAGGCCAAAGAAACTATAGATAACGCCCGCGACACCTTTACACGCGGAAAATAAGTAATCATTATGCTAAAGATTAAGACGAACAAAGGTTATCTGGACTTAGGGGGTGACTTTACCGTACAGATCGACGAGAAATCCCCCGTCATGAACGACCGGGGATCACAAACCGTACCGGTCACGGTTCCCGTCACTGCCAACAATGCAGGGATAACCGGTTTTGCCCACCGGCTCGACATGGGTGTAAAACCGATGAATGAAGATCAGACATGTACGGTATTGGACGGGGTGTATAAACGTACCGGAAAGATAAATATCGTTTCCGCCGGCAGGACGGAAGGAATTACTTTAAATATCGGTTTTGACAATTCGGAAGCCTACAGCGCCTGGAAAGCAAAGAAACTGAACTCGATCACATTACCCAGCATAAGCGGCGGTACCGTTAGCGGTCTTATGTCCTCTATAAACTGGTTCTTCACGGATTCCCATGAAGATTTTGCCATATTTCAAATAGTAGTCAAAAATGATTCCAAGGACGGCACGTATTACCCGCAATACATAAACCGTATCACTTTGGATTCAAACGGTGAATATGCCTTATGCTATCAGGCAAGGACGGAAACACTACTGATAAATGATACCCCGACCGAAACGAGTTTACCGGAAGGGTACGGCGTGGCCCCCTTCTTATACGTGCACCGTGTCCTGGACTTTATATTTTCAGAATTTGGTTATACTATAACCGAAAATCCTTTTAAGACGGACAAGGAACTTTCCAGCCTGGTAATCCTGAACAATGCCGCCGACTGTTGCGTGACGGGTATCCTCAATTATGCCGATTTAATGCCGGATTGTACGATTGAGGACTTTTTAAACGCGCTGTATGTACGTTTCGGACTGGTTTATAATGTCTCTTCCGATACGAAAACGGCCACTTTAAGACTGATCCGGGATATAATGGAAGATGAACCTGCCGTTGATCTGTCCCGGAATCTGACGGCGGAACCCCTTATCAATTATGAAACGGCCCGTCAGATAAAGTTATCGGCCAAAACGTCTTTTACCGGTGCCGCGCCTTCGGTGGAACGGTACGAGGACTATATCAAGGGGAACGAAAAAATGGTTATCCGTGTAAGCCGTTTCGATCCTTCCCAGGCCTCCGTGTGGCTGAACTACGAGAAGACCACCGGCAACTGGTACAAATGGGATTCGGGCAACAAGAAGCATACGTTATCATCATCCAGTTTCTTTAACTGGGACCGGAAGACGGAAAACGTAGAGGACGAGGAGCTGGCGAGCGATGATGAATGCGTGTTTATGGATTTTGCCCCGAACGGCCTTCTTTCCCCGTATTACCTGGCCGGGTATGTGCACCGTTATACCTACCTGAAAACCTCTTCCGATGATGAAGAGGATTCGGAAAAGGAGGAGACGCCGCTTTCCTTCGCTTTCGCTTTTACAAAGGCCGTTACGGAAAGTACGGATTATTCCTTCGGTTCTATTTTACCATACGCTCCGGACGGCGGAGAAATTACGTTAAAAGACGGCAGCAAACATACGATATCGCTTTTATTCCAGTTTGAAGACGGTCTGTTTGCCAAGTTCTGGCAGAAGTATGACGCCGTATTAAGGCACTCTTTTAACCAGGTGGACACAAACACCCTTTTACCGGTTCACCAGCTTATGAAAATGGATGTCTTGACCCCGGTAGCCCTGCGGGGGCAGTACATGCTTCTGGACGGCCTTTCCTATTCGCTTCCTGCGGGTAAACTGGTACCGGTAAACATTACGTTGCGTTCCCTGCGTCTGATCGGTCCCTATAATCTGGATAATGAACAGGGCATTCCCGTGTGGGGCGGTGCTTCCTACGTGTGGGTCGTATATTCTTCCAATTTGCAGAGTGTACAGGCCGGAAGGGTGGAATATTGGGAAGATTATTACCGTTATCACTGGATGTATGCTGTGTACGGTTGCCGTGTATCGAATACGATATATGACGGGTATGTTACGCCGTCAACGGATGAGGATATATTAAAAAATCCGCCCACCGCACAGGATAACATCATAGAAAAAACTTACAAATGTAAGATAGAGGTTGAAATCGAGGTAAACGAGCGTTCCGGCGCGGCCAACTATTTTTGTTACGAAACGGAAGAAGTCGAATACCAGGTAAGGTTTGTCGCATCGAGGGTGCTTAGCTGATCCCGTCCTTTATTCTTCCTTTGATAAACCCAACTTTTGCAGCATGGAAAAGCAGAATAATATCATCCTTGCCCCGTCATCTTCACAGGTGACGGAGCTTTATAAGCTTTGGAGGGAAAACCATGCGGGGCGGCTCTCGGACTTTTACAAGTTCCTGACGTCTCCCACGGATCAGCGTGATCGTTTCCTTTCCGGACTTGAAAATAAGAGTGAGTTTAACGGAATATTCATCGTTAACACCTTTGAATTATGAGTTTGACAGCAAACATTGATCCGACGGAAAACGCCTTTACCGGAAACCCTGTTTATCTTTCGGTAGAAACTACTTCTATGGCGACTTACAATATAATGTATTTCGTGAACTTTGAATTTATGCGTTCCATATTTACCGGTAACGGTAATGGAAGTTTCAAGGTGAATATCGCGGAGGTCCTGGAAACGCTTTTTGTTGATATTCCCCCGTTAACGGACAGTTCCGAGATGTTGATAAGCCTTTCCGATAAACGGTATAACAAGGCGGTCGTCACGATCACCCTTCAAAATGAGGAGGAAGAAACGGCCACTTTGGTTGTTACTGCCTGGCGTGGCGGTATATCCAAACGGGCTTTTAAGAAATTGCATGAAGAAGGTAATAACATCTTTTCTTTGAAGTTCTTGAATGAACCCTGCAATTTCTTCTTTACCACCCGGAGCAATGACTGGCGTATAACGATGCGCGAGACGGAACTTTACCCGCTCTGTTTCATCTATCCGGAGCACGAGCTGAAAATAACGGAACTTCTTACCGGACAAAGCCTTGCAGTACCAGGCACGGCAGGGAATTTCTACGCCTTGAACCTGGAGGCCGTAAGACTTAAATTCTTTACCGATTACGGGGTACTGGCCAACCTTTTTGACGTGTATAGCGGTGAAACGTTCGCTCTCCGGATCGGGATCGAGCAAAGCCCGACGGTCCGCGAGCGTTACCGGCTCCGGTTCCTGAACAGTTACGGGGTTTACGAGGTGTTTTCCCTGGAAGGCGAGGCGAGCGTAACTCCCGGCATGGATGAAGACGAAGACGCTGTTTTCCGGCGTTACGATGAAATTACCGATGATTATTATTCGGATCGCATACGTACGGAGATACAGGAAGCCGTAACGGTTAAGACGGGATTCAAACGCCCGCAGGAAATACGCTTTCTTCTTGACCTGCTTTCCTCCGATGATGTCTACCTGGCAGGTTACGGCCGGGAAGAGATCAAGGTAATTCCTTCGGCGGAAGAGTTTTCTTACCGTGTCCGTCCGGACGCGCCGCAGAACGTGACGTTAAAGCTCACGTTTGCCGAGAAGGAGTCCAACTGGACGGGAGAAATCACGGAAAGCGGCTACCGGAAACCGCGGGTTCATTCCAAAGAGTTCAGTAAACAATTTAATTAATGTATCTATATGGCAACACAGGAGTATATCGATGATCTTATTATAGTCATTGAAACCGCGGAGGACGCGGAAAGCGTTACCAACCAAATGGTGGCGGCGGTTCTTGGCTTCTTGAACGAACACCTGAAACTGGTTTCCCAGGGTAAGGAAATCGAGGCGGAGGAAGCCGCCCGCATTGCCGCCGATGCAGCCTTGCAGAAGGCTATCGACGCCGTTTCTCTACGTATCGACCGGCTTGTCGGCAACAACGCTTCGCAGGCAATCGACAACTTTAACGAAATTCTTGCTTTTCTGGACGGGCTTAAAGACAGTGATTCGCTGGCCGCATTGCTGGCCGATATCAACGCCCGTATCGGCAGCGAAGACGGTTCACAGAGTGAAGACGGTTCCCTTTGGGGAAAGCTGAAAAGTCTGTCCCAGGATATTAGCAGTTGTTCCGAGGACATAAGCACGTTGCAGGCAGACCGTGACGAAATGAAACAGGAGTTGCAGGAAACTGCCGGGCGTCTGTCTTCCACCTTTACCAATGTAAACAACCTCTTGAACGCCGGCAGCGTTTATAGTGATCTGTCGGGGGTGTTTGCAGCATTGAAAACGGCGGGGAAGATTGACGATGTCCGGAAAAACGGCGTGATCCTTTCTTTCCTCACTGCCGACGGCTGGGTGACGAAACAATTTAAAGGCAATCCGGACACGGATTTTGAGAATGTCGAAAAGTGGGAGGATTTCGGCAGCGGCGGTTCAGGCGGCGGGAATACCTATAATGTAACCGGCAGTGTGCCGCTTACGGAAGGTTTCTATACCCTGGCTTCCGCCATTGCCGCGGTACCGGAGAAGTGGCGCGGCCGGGGGCGTGTCATCACCTTTGAAACATCGCTCGGCAAATGGGAGACGTACCAGTTTACCGGAACCGCCCTGGATGCCTGGGACCAGGAGGCGAGCTGGGAAGAGTTCGGCGGCAAAGGAACGGTAAAGAGCGTAACGGTAAACGGCGAGAAGCAGACGCCGGACGCGGCCGGTAATGTGAATGTAAACGTGGATATCCTGGAAGTGGACGAGACTTTGTCCGCCGATTCCACCAATCCGGTAGAAAACAAGGTAGTAACCGCCCGTTTTAACGAGGTGGACGCTTCCACGCTGTTTAACGTAAATGCGGAGGTAAGCGAGGATGAAACATCCGTCCGTCTGTCTTTCCAGAACAAAAGCGGCGCGGAAATTACCGCCGTGGATATCCCGGCCGGTTCCGGTGGAGGTTCCGGCGAAACGGTGGCTACTAAAATTGTCTTGAATGCGGCTGTAGATAACGCCATAATCAAGGAAGGCGGAAACGCCCGTCTTACTTATACATACGATCACCAATACACCACGGGGGATGAAAAGGGGGAATCTACCGGGCAAAAGGCGGATATCACCGTTACGATCAGGCGTGGAACAACTACCATGTATTCCCAGACGGTCAGCGATGTTTCCAAAGGCAGTTACGAACTGGACCTTTCAAGTTACTTGCTTGTTGGGAATACCGATATTTACGTAGTGGCAACCACAACCGATCCGACTACCGGCAAGAAACAGACCCGACAGGCGTTTACATCCGTGAAGGTTGTCAGCCTTTCCCTTACCAGCTCTTACAATCTGGCCGGGGCCATAGCCGCAGGCGGTTATACCCTGGCCGACACGATTAATATCCCTTATGCCGTGAGCGGTTCCGGAACAAAGGTCGTCACGCTTTATCTGAACGGCCGGCAACAGAACGCGCACACCATTACAAGATCGGGAACGACAAACGGCAGTTTCAGTTTGTCCCCCTCTTCGCTTGTGACCGGCCGGAATACCGTTCAAATGGTTGCCGAAATGGAGGCTTCCGCCGATCTCGTGTTAAAGTCTGAAAGTATCTATATTGATATTCTGAAATCCGGAGGATCGGCACCGTTCATCGGCACGATGATGAGTTTTCCGGACGGCCGTATTTTTACGGAGGACCATCTTGTTCCGCGCTTGGAAGCGGGGCAGTACGAACAGGTAAAATTTGACTTTGTGGCTTATGATCCTGACGCAACGCCGGCTCAAATGGACGTTTACCGGGACGGGGTGAAAACGCAGTCTGTCAGTGTGGCCCGTACTACGCAGACATATACCAACCGTTTTACGGAGCAGGGCGAGATCACTATGAAATTTAAGACGGGGGCCACGGAATACCCGTTTTATATCGACGTAACGGAAAGCGGGATCGACTTGCAGGAAACTACCGCCGGGCTTATACTGAAACTTTCGGCAGCCGGGCGGAGCAACAGCGAATCCGATCCGGGAGCCTGGGATTATGGCGACATACATACGACATTTTCTGGTTTCGACTGGAGCAGCAACGGCTGGACGGGTGACGCCCTGAAACTTACGGGAGGCGCGAAGATTGAAATCGGGTACCGGCCGTTCTCCACGGATGCAACCACTACCGGGGCTACCTATGAAATGGAAATTCTTTGTTCGTCGGTAACGGACCGGCAGGGGGTGATACTGGACTGTATGGCCGGCGATATCGGTTTCCAGATGACAACGGAGCAGGCCCTTATGCGTGTTTCCGGCGGTACGGAAGTAAGTACGAAGTTTGCAAGTGATATGAACCTGAAAATGGCCTTTATTGTCGGGGCCAAGGCCGGTAAGCGGTTGCTGGAACTTTATGTAAACGGAATCCGTTGCGGAGCGGTGCAGTATGGGGCTACCGAAGGATTACTGCAGGCGGAACCGGTGAACATCCGTTTGTTCAGTGATACGGCGGATGTGGAGATCAGGAATTTCCGTATTTATAACCGTGCGCTTACGGATGATGAAGAATTGAACAATTACATGGTAGACCGGACTACGTCGGACGAAATGGTCCTGTTATTTGAAAAGAATGATGTTACGGGGGACAACGGTACGGATATCGACATAGACAAGTTACGCGCCCAGGGAAAGGCGGTTATGCGAATTGTCGGCGATGTGAACCTTGTCAACGCCACCAATAACAAGAAATTCGAGGTACCGGTCGATATCTATTTTTATAGCCCGCAGGGTAAGGAGTACGATTTTGTAGCAAGGAATGTCGGTCTAAGAATACAGGGTACATCATCCACCACTTATCCGCGTAAGAATTACCGTCTTTATTTCTTGCGCCTGGAAAAATACGGTACCACGCTGGAAGTTAACGGCGTGGATGTGCCGTCCCTTGAATACAGTTTCAAACCGGGAGCACGGCCGATCAGTATATTCTGTTTGAAAGCGGACTTTTCCGATTCTTCCGGTACACATAATACCGGTGCGGTGCGTATTGTGAACGACGTTTGGAAGAGGTGCGGGTGGCTGACACCGCCGCAGGCTGCATATAAGGGGGAATATGACGTACGTATAGGCGTGGACGGTTTCCCTATGGACCTGTTTTATGACAACGACGGCACCGGTGCGAATACTTATCTGGGAAAATACAATTTCAATAATGAGAAGTCGGAAAGTGCGATCATTTACGGTTTTGAAGGAATTGAAGGATTCAACGACGAAGCGGCCCTGAACGGGCAGCGTAACAAATGTATCTGTCTGGAGTTCCTGAACAACTCCGAGGCCCTTTGTCTGTTCGGGACTACCGACATGTCTTCTTTTGATGATGCGCTGGAATTTCGTTTCAAGGCGGACACTACCTGGGCGGATGCACACGAGGACGACAAGGCGGCAGTTACAAGGCTTTGGAACTGGATCGATTCATGTAAGGATGATCCCGCCAAGTTCCTGGCGGAATATAACCAGTATTTCGGTAATGACAGCCCGTTTGCATGGTATCTGATTACCGATTACTTTATGGCTGTGGATAACCGGGCAAAAAACATGATGCTGGCGACTTGGGACTCTCTGATCTGGTATTTCCTTCCTTACGATATGGACACGCTGTTCGGTGTGCGTAATGATTCGGTACTGAAATACGAATATACCATTACCCACGAAAGTTTTGACGATAGTATCGGTAGTTATGCTTTTGCCGGCCATGATTCCGTTTTATGGGAACTGGTACGGTCTTGTCCGGACAAATTGCGTGAAGTGGCGGAAACCTTGCGTAGCAATATGAGCCTTGAATATGTCCTGCAAGTATTTAACGAGGAACAAATGGGCAACTGGTGCGAGCGGATTTATAACAAGGATTCGGAATATAAATATATCCTTCCGCTTACCGAAGGGGTGACAACCGGCAGCGGAACCAGTTATTATAATTATCTGTATGCCTTGCAGGGAAGCCGTTATGCGCACCGTACTTATACCATTCAGAACCGTTTCGCCCTTTTGGATAGTCAGTATGTGGCCGGTACTTACCGTCGTGACAGCTTCGCGGCTTATTTCGGATACAAGTTCGGCAGCGATAACCGGAAAATTCGGATTACGGCCTCCGAACGGTATTATTACGGGTACGGGTACACGTCCGGAACACCGCACCAAAGCGCGGTACTTGCAGAAACGGCCGGGGCTGTGGTGGAACTGACAATGGACACGGATTTAATTGTAAACGATCCGCAATATTTCTACGGTGCAAGCCGTATTCGCGGGCTTGATCTGACGGATGTAGCCCACGCCATTGTCGGCACGTTGAACCTGAACAACTGCACGGCCTTGCGTGAACTGAATGTTAGTTGTGAGGCCGGACAGACGACATTTAACGCCCTTCTGGTGGGTAATTGCCGTAATCTTCGAAAACTCGACATATCCGGACTTAAATCTTCTTCCTTTACCGGTATGGACCTTTCAAGTAATACCAAACTTGAAACCTTCCTGGCCGGTGATACATCCCTTACCGGTGTGACATTTGCCGGCGGTGCGCCTCTGGCCGTTTGCGTCCTTCCCGGAACTTTGCAGACGCTCGAACTCCGGTACCTGAACAAACTAACCAATGCAGGGCTGCAGCTGGAAGGTACGGCAAATATCACGCGCCTTGTGATTGATAACTGTAGCCTGATCGACTGGAACACGTTATTACAGCAATGCAGTGCGACCAGCTATCTACGAATTACCGGTATAGATATGGACGGGAACGGTAATTTGCTTCGCAGGCTTATGACAATGGGCGGCGTTGATGAAGACGGGGGAAACGTGCAGACGTGCCGCCTGGTAGGTACGTACCGGCTCACCCAGTCCATGTCGGATGAAGAGTACGCCGCCACCTGTGCACATTTCCCGGAACTGAATATCATTCAGCCGCAGTTTGTCGGTATAAAAATAGATCAGACGGTAGGAGACGGGGAAAAGATTACGAATCTGGATAACTCTACCGGATATGACTATAATACTGAATTTACCCCGTCTTCCCATATATTGGAAGTGTTGTCGAAAAGACGTTGTATTCTGGCTAAAAAGACGGCGGAGGGTGAAATGACCTGTTACCCGCTTCATGATGAGAACCGAAATAAATACGCGGATAGTGACAGCGTGGAGAACGCCACGGATGCAGTATTAACCGGATCGGAAGGTGAAGTTTACATATATGAGCCTCATTACTGGTACAAGGGAGTAACGGACGTGCTGAATCAGTGCCTTTACGGTTTTATTTCAAGTAATGAGGATGCGCCGGCAGCAGCAGGGTACACCAGTATAAGATTTACCCGCGAGGAACTGGATGTGACGGAAGGGATCGGGATTCGTAAGAATACGGATTACACAACCATTGAAGAGGCGAAGAATGAATACGAATCCGGATCGTTCGCCCTGGTGGACGTCCGGGATTACAAGCAGGTTCGTTTTCCCGGTTTTGCTTCTACTCTTTACGGTGCTGTATTTATAGATGATGCCGGGAAAATAGTAAGTCGGATCAGCGTTTCAAATGCGAACGGTTTTATCAATGGTATGTATCTGTTTTGTGCCGTTCCTGTAGGGGCTACGAAACTGGCCTTTACTTTCCTTAATTCGGCGGCCTTCGATTTCGTTTTACTCACAACATCGGAAAGTGTGGAAGCGATCGAGCCGGACTGGGTAGAGCATACGGAATGCCTGGGCGGTGTTTATGAAGCCTATCTGATTGATGATGTGCTGCGTTCTGTCAGTGGTGTTTCAAGTGTAGGAACTATTTCACAGAGCCAGGCAGTCAAATACGCCCAGAACAGGGGCAAAGGTTTCCAGCTGTTCGACTGGGAGATGCACAAGGATGTGGGTAATCTGCATTTCTTTAAATACGGTAATACCGATTCGCAGGGAGTTTGCGGATATGGAACAAACAATTACCAGAAAGTGACAGGCCTTACAAATGCGCTGGGGATGCGTGATACGGTTTCTTATTATAAGGAAAAGGGCGGTTCCAATCCACAGGCGGAAGGTGCTTACCGGGACGGTGTAAATTATCAGTCCGTCAATGTGCTGGGATATGAGAATTTCCAGGGAAACAAGGCGGAATGGTTGCAGTATGTCACAGTAAACAAGACGGCGGCGGACGGAAGGTGGTTTATTACCATGCCGGACGGAACGGAACGCGTTGTACAGGGAATTACTGTTTATAATGCGGATATTTATCCTACCCACATGGTTTGGGGCCGGTATATGGATTTGATTGCGGCCAAGGAAGGCGGTTCCACTTCCTCTCATTGGTTCGACAGGTTCTATGTGGGTACCGGGCTTTCTCGTGTGGTGTATCGGTCGAGCAACAACGCGAGCGCGTTGGGCGGTGTTTCGTATGCGAGCGCGTATAGCGATTCATCGGGCACGAATGCGAACATCGGCGTTCGGCTTGCCTTCAGGGGCATCATACGCTGGGCGGGTAGCGTCGCGGCCTTTAAAGCCATAAATCAGGCAGATTAAGATAAAAAATAGCAACGTAAAACGTTGTGCGGGTAGCGCAGGCGTCCGGAAGTAAGACGGGTGCCGGTGCTTCCTGAAAGTACAAAGGCGGATTTCCTCATATACACTCGTGTGGTGTATCGGTCGAACAACAACGCGAACGCGTTAGGCGGTGTTTCGTATGCGAACGCGAATAACGATTCATCGAACACGAATGCGAACATCGGCGTTCGGCTTGCAAACAATTAGGATAAAGAAAAAGCGCATAAGCCTTAAAGATTGGCGTACAACAGTGGGGACGTGTCCCCGGCGTGGAGCCAAGAGGAATGAGCCTCGCCAACAGCAGCCGTTTACGGCTGGAAAGGGGAAAAATAAAGCGCAGGGCAATGGGGTTTGGTAGGAATTTTTTTCGAAGAAGCCCGGCCCGGGGAATTGAAGGCTAATTTAATTATCATGTGGAGAGAAGATAATATTATAGAAGAGATTGTCGAGGACTCCAATATAGAGGACGCCATAAAAACGGTATTGCGCAAAAGAAGACGAAAGCGCAGCTTTGCCGGGCGTAGAATACTGGCGGATGTCCCGAAGGCAGTAGAGAGGATCAGGCAGCGGATCAGGAGTGGGCGGTTCAAGCTCGGAGGATATCGGGAAATGACCGTAGACGACGGGCCGAAGGTAAGGACCGTACAATCGGTTTCCCTGGAGGACAGGATCGTTCTTAACGCTGTTATGAATGTGGTGGACCGGCATTTGAAAGTACGTTTTATCCGGACTACTTCCGCATCCATTAAAAACAGGGGAACGCATGACCTTTTACAGTATATCGTTAAAGATATAAAGGATGATCCCGAAGGAACCCTGTTCGGGTACCAGTTCGATATAACGAAATTCTATGAAAGCGTAGACCAGGACATTTTGCTGGATGCAGTGAAAAAGATGTTCAAGGATAAAATATTAATCGGAATCCTGGAAGAGTGCATCCGCATGATGCCTAAAGGCGTAAGTATCGGGCTAAGATCATCACAGGGGCTTTGTAATTTGCTTCTATCCATTTACCTGGATCACCGGTTAAAGGATCAGGAGGCAGTAGCACACTATTACCGGTATTGTGACGACGGTCTGGTGCTTTCCGGTAGTAAGAAATACCTTTGGAAGGTTAGGGATATCATTCATGAACAGGCCCGTAAAGCCCGCCTGGAGATTAAAAGCAATGATACCGTTTTCCCGATCACCGAAGGTATCGACTTCCTGGGATATGTAACCCGCCCGGATCATGTACGGTTAAGGAAGCGTAACAAACAAAAGTTCGCCCGCAAGATGCACAAGGTTAAAAGCAAGAAACGCAGGCAGGAGCTGACCGCCTCATTTTACGGGCTTACAAAACATGCCGATTGCAAGAACTTATTTTATAAACTAACAGGAAAGAAAATGAAAAAATTAAAAGATCTGGGCTACAAGTACAAGCCTAAAGACGGACGGAAACGATTTACCGGGGCAAGGATCAAGTCGCCCGAACTGATGAACAAGGATGTGATCGTACTTGATTATGAAAAGGATGTTCCGACGAAAAACGGAAACCGGACTGTTATAAAGCTGGAACTCGACGGCAAGGAGAGAAAGTATTTTACCAGCCTGGAGGAAACACTTTTCATTTGTGAATCAGCGGCAAGAGACGGAGAACTGCCTTTTGAAGCACATTGCGAAGGTGAAGTAAGTGAAAAAGGATTGATAATTATACATTTTACTTGAA